TGATGTGCTAAATAAAATGAACAAATCATTAGACAGAGTAGATTCTTTAATATCCTCAGCTAATAGAAGAGCAGGTAAGCTACACAGACTTATAAAATCTTTAAAAATCATTACTAGTATACTAAGGGTACTTATAGATCTACTATCTCACAACCCTCTCCCTACAACACTAGGTATTCCACCAGGCCCTGCAGGAGGAGTAATATTTTCTTTACCTCAGGGAGTAGTTCAAAGTCAATCTGCTAAACTTAAATGGGCTACTGAAACTCTAGAAGACATAGAAAACGAGATCGACAACATAGAAGAGCTGTTAAGAAACTTTGAACTTATATTTGTTCCCTTACAAGCTAAAATACAATTAATAAGAACGCTACTTAATAGATGTGCTGCAGACCCTAATTTAACAGCAGAAGAAAGAGAAGCAATTCTAGAAGGTTCTAACATATCTACTGCTGAAGAAGAAAACTACCTATCAACCAACGGTAGAGTATACCTTATAAAAGTAGTAACAAATCCAACATCACCTTCTATAGCACCACAACGACAAGCAGTAGCTTTTGATAACAGAGGAATAGCAGTTCTTACAGGACCTCTTTCTTTTGCTAGCGACTCAAAAGTACTAATAAAGGAATTAAAATTTAGAATAGACAATCAACTTCCATAAACATACTATTTATTAATATGAAACTAGATCAACTTAGAAAAATCATCCGCGAAGAGGTAAGATCAGCCGTAAAGGATGAGTTACAAGAAATGTTAAACGAAGCTGTTAAGACAGCAAGTAAACCATCAACACAAGAATATAAGCAAGTTAAACAGAAAGACCTTAAGAGAACCTGGTCTACAGGTAGAATGAATACAGGCACAGTTCCTTTAGAAGAGATGCTTAATATGACGCAAAACGAAATGACAGGTGAAGATTATAAAAACGTAATTAACGCTAATTCTTCTATGGTAAAGAAACCTAATTTTGCTTCTAACGTAGCAAGAGATATGGGGTTAGGTGAAAACGCAGGACCAATGCCAGGTATAGATATAAGTAAATTAGACTTTGTGAATAAAGCAAAAGCTATATATGACAAGTCAAACGAAATAAAAGCTAAAGGTCAAGTTAAAATATAATGGCTATAAGCACTAAAAAGATAAACCCGTTAGATAGACAGCCTAGAAAAGCAGTCGGTATTGATATTCCGTTCTCTGCACCAGCTGTTTTTAATTCTACGTTTCAAACCAAAGATGCATTGAAGGTAAACTTAATTAACTTCCTACTCACTAATAGAGGAGAAAGACCTTTAAACCCTAATTTTGGAGGAGGCATAAGAGAAATGCTTTTTGAAAATATAGATCAAGATAAACTAGACGATATAAAAGAAAATATTTCCTCAAGTATTACTAGATTTTTTCCAAACATTAAACCAACAGTAATAAAAGTAGGATCAGAACCTGACAGCAACCTTATTACTTTCTTTCTGAGATATGCAATAGCAGATCAGAACATAGAAGACGAAATTTTAATTAACATACAATAATGGCAGTATCAAGAGACATAAAATACGTAAGTAGAGAGTTTAGCGATTTTCGTAGTCAACTTATAGAGTTTGCTAAAAATTACTTTCCTGACTCTTATAACGACTTTTCTCCTACTTCTCCCGGCATGATGTTTATAGAAATGGCCTCTTATGTAGGTGACGTACTCTCTTTTTACCAAGATACACAGCTACAAGAAACATTTTTAACTCACGCTAAAGACCCAAAGAACTTATTTAACCTAGCCTACATGATGGGGTATAGACCCAAAGTCACAGGAACATCTGAAGTAGATATAACAATTACTCAAGCAGTAGACGATACAGGTGGGTTACCTGATTTTTCTCAAGCTAAAACTATACCTGCGAACTTTAGATATGAATCATCTGATGGCTCTAAAACTAGATTCTTCTCTCCCGAAGCTGTTGATTTTAACTTCAGTAGCTCTTTTAATCCTACCGATATTACCGTCACCGGAGTAGACGGCTCTAATCAACCTACAGGCTATCTTCTCTCTAAGAAAGTTAAAGCTATATCTGGTAAAAGAGAAACTAAACAGGTTGTAATAGGATCAGCTGAAAAATTTAAAACTATTACTCTATCAGATGAAAATATAGTACAGGTAATCAGTATAATAGACGATGATGGTAAAGAGTATTTAGAAGTTCCTTTCTTAGGTCAAGACACAGTGTTCTTAGATGAACAAAATACTTCTTCTGATTCCAATCAAGTACCTTTTGTATTAGCACTTAAAAAAGCACCTAGAAGATTTGTTACGAGGTTTAGATCAAATGGTAATTTAGACATACAATTCGGTGCAGGCACATTATCTGACGACGATTCAGTAATACTACCTGACGCTTCTACTATAGGAAACGTAACCAATCAAGGGTCTCTTAACTATAACGGCTCTGGATCTCTTATTACTACATATGATCCAACTAATTTTACTTATAGTAAATCATACGGAATAGCACCATCTAATACTACTTTAACTATTACATACCTTAAAGGAGGAGGAATATCAGCTAACGTACCTGCTAACACTATTACGACTGCAATTGATACACTACCAACCGGTACTTTCACTATAAATAATAGTGATCCAGCAGCAGGTGGTAGAGATGGAGATACAGTAGAAGAGCTAAGAGAAAATGCTCTAAGGGCATTCAACGAACAAGGTAGAGCAGTAACTTTACAAGACTATACAGTCAGAGCTTTATCACTACCAAGTAAGTTTGGGAGTGTAGCAAAAGTATATGTTGCTCAAGACCAGCTTACAAATACTAATATAACTGATAGTATAGTTGATAATAATCCATTAGCGCTATCACTTTATGTATTAGGTTATGATAATAACCAAAACCTTATTACTGCTGCCAGTAACTTAAAAGCAAACCTTAAAACCTATTTAGCTGAATTTATGTTAGTGACAGATAGTATTAATATAAAAGATGCTTTTGTTGTAAATATTGGAATAAATTATGATATTAAAATAAGACCTAATTACTCTAGTAGAGATGTAGTTTTTAACTGCAACGTAGAGTTACAGGATTATTTTAAAATATCCAAAAGAAGTATCAACCAGCCAATAAACTTATCTGAAATAGCAGTTTTGCTAGACAAAGTAAAAGGGGTACAAACAGTACAAAAAATAGAAATAATTAATCTAAACGGAGGCAATTACTCTACATACGGGTATGACGTAAAAGGAGCTACTAAGAATAACACAGTTTATCCTTCTTTAGATCCTTGTATATTCGAAGTTAAATTTCCTAACGAAGATATTAAAGGTAGATCAATAATATAAGACATGGCAGTATATAAAATATTTCCCGATAAAGATTCATTCTTATTTACAGAAGTACCTTCCGGTAATTCAGGGTACGATGAAATGATAGAGATAGGTGCTTACCCTATACAGGAAGTTGGTCAAACAACTAGAACAGTAATACATTTTAAAGATACTGAAATTGCTAACGTAGTTAATAGTAAAATAGGAACTACCCACTCTAGCTTATGGTCTGCAAGTATCGACCTTAATGTAGCTTCGGCATACGAAGTACCTGCATCTCATTCAGTGGAATGCTTTCCACTATCACAGCATTTTGACGGCGGAGTAGGAAAGTATCATGATGATATTACTACAGGATCAGCTGATAAATCTGGAGTCAGCTGGAGGTATACTAAAGCACAGAGTCAAGTACCCTGGAAACTTCAAGGAGGTTTTCCTGCAGGAGTTACCGGCTCGTATAATGCTACTTATCAAGGTGGTGGATCTTGGTATACTGGCTCCCTGGGTGTTAATTTAGAGTCAAATCAAAGCTTTGAAACTAACGATGATCTAGATATAAGAATGGACGTTACTAATGCTGTAAAACTTCATTATAGCGGTACTCTTTCAAATAATGGATTTATATTAAAGTTTGAAGACGGTATAGAATTCAATACAAGTGCATCTATACGAACTAAATACTACAGTGCTAATACCAATACCATATACCCTCCATCTTTAACATTTACTTGGGATGATCAAAGCTATGTAACAGGAAGCTTAAGTGTACTAGATGACCCAACGGCTCATATAAAAATTACAAATAATATAGGAAGATACCCAGATGTAGGTAAACAGAGATTTAGATTACTATCTAGACCTAAATACCCTATCAGAACCTTTACGACAGGTAGTATATATAGAACTAACTATGCGTTAAATAGCGGTTCTGTCTATGCTTTAAAAGATGAATATACTGAAGAATTAGTTATACCCTTTAATGATAGATATACGAAAATAAGCTGCGATAGTACTGGACCTTTCCTCGACCTATACCTAGACGGATTACAACCAGAAAGGTACTATAGAATATTAGTACGCTCTGAAATAGATGGAACAACATGTACTTTTGATGATGCTAACATGTTTAAAGTAGTAAGAAATGCATAACGTAAGGTTAAATAAAAAAGTATTTAAAAAAGAAGAATTAGAAAAGTCTATAGATAGCTCTTTTAAAACTTTTGTAGATGAGGTTGAAGAAGATAACGACACAGTAGCGGAATTTTTTAGACTATATGATAAATTGATGTATGAAATACCGGCCGAAGGTTCTTCTAATTCTCACGAATATTTAATTAGAGAAAGCTCTAAATTAGTACAGTTAGAAAAAGATGATACTGAAATACAGCCATTACTTGACGAAATTACAAATCTAAGAACTAGGTTATTAGAAATGAATGTAGAGAATGTAGAAAGTATAAACGAACTAACACAAGATATTAACAAGCAAATTAAATAAATTGCCAACAATAAAACATAATATAATACCAGTTGACCCAATAGGATTAGAAGAATTTTCTAATGACGATATTAAGGTTGTTGAAGCTTTTAATATTAACACTACTTTTGATGCATTTCAACATAAAATTGAATTACATGTTTATACAGAAGATAATCAACTTATAGATTCTTATTACGATTATAGAAACGAAAAGTTTCTACAAGGTAGTCAAACCGCTGGCACAACAGGAGCATCAGAACTTACTTTAGACCCAAAAGCAGATGCTGAAAGACTAGGTTACACTTACGGAGGTATAAACTTTGTATATAATTTTCTAGATAATCTTTATAGTGAAACAGGCAGAGGAGGAGAGTTCTTTATAGAAGAGATATCTGAAGATAGAACTGAAATACGATTACTTACTAATCAAATAGAAGAAGAAGTTTTAATAAACTATACAGAGAAAATTAAAGAAGACATTAAATCTACTTCCTACTTTAATGAGTTTAGGCTCAACGTAAAAAACAACGACCTTCTCATTGGTATAAATATAGATATACAGGACTATAGAGACTACAAGTCTGTTATAATAAAACTTTATGAACCTCTACCCTCAGAGTACTCTTTAAAAGAGCTTCTTACCATTGAAAGAATAATATCAAATACAGTAGCATTTAAAATTGATACAGTAATAACACCTGATGAAATTAATGTTCCGTACCTTAAAGGTCCAAATTTTAATATAGAAGAAGCTGAAGAACAAAATTCACCAACCGGATTTCTTAACTATAACGATTTATTTTCTTTTCCTACTAACAACACTTATAGAGAAGTACACAGTAGATTAAACGAAAAAGGAGTTGATATAAGTATAAGGTATAACGACTTTTCTAACTTTACTCAATTTAGTTCTGTAGAAGAAAGAGTAAGGAATTTTCAATATAAACTCAACCTTATTGAAACATATCAATCACAGTCAGACGTCGTCTCTAATATAGTAGGCGCGGCTACTGGCTCTAGATTTCTTACTGGTAGTTCAGTATTCTATGAAAACAAAATTAATACCATAGTAGATAATTTTGATCATTACGATAGACATCTTTATTATGAATCAGGCTCTACTTCTTGGCCCAAACAAGTACCTAGCAATAAGCCTTATACACAAGCAACAGGTTCTGCTACCGGTTCATTTTTCGCAGAACTTCTTTTATCAGCAAGTAATTTTGATCAAACAAACGAAAGCCAACTACTCAACTCTATACCAGAGTATTTAAGAGAAGATCCCGATAGTATAAACTACAGTGCCTTTATTAATATGCTAGGGCAGCATTTTGATAATATTTGGGTATATGCAAAAGCCTTATCCGATAAGTACGATAATGATAATAGACTAGAGTACGGTATATCTAAAGATTTAGTACACGATACTTTAAGAAACTTTGGAGTAAAAATATACAATAACTTTAGATCAACTGAAGATTTATTTAAAACATTTACCGGTCAACTATACGCTGGTGAGAGTGAACACCAGACAGTAATATCAGCTTCTAATCAAATAGTCTCTTTAGAAGATTATAGAAAAGACATAACTAAAAGAATATATCATAACTTACCTCATCTGCTTAAAACTAAAGGTACAGAAAGAGGATTGAAAGCACTAATAGCCTCATTCGGTGTACCTACTGATAGTAATTTAGATATTACTAATTCCGATACATATAATATACCTGGTTTATATGTAAGAACTATAGGAGGAAAATTAACCTCAGGAAGTGTGAACTTTGGACCATCCACTGAAACTACCTCTTCTATAGCTAAAATTAAAGTAGACAACACAGGCAGTATAGTAGACGGCAACACTTTATCTCAATATGTTTCTGTTATAAACAGGGATAATAAATATTCAGACGACATACATACTATAGAGGTAGGATTTTCTCCTACATATCTACTAAATGAAAAAATAGTAAGCGCGTCAGGTTTGGCATATAATATCGA